TCATACCACCAAAAGAAGAAAAACATAAGTCATCGGCATTTGAAGGTGCATATGTAAAGATTCCACAAGTTGGTCTACACAATTGGGTTGCATCGTTTGACTTGAACAGTTTGTATCCACACTTGATGATGCAATATAACATTTCACCAGAAACGTTGATTGAACCAGAAAACTACACACAAGAAATGCGTGACATTCTTTCACAAGGTGTTACTGTTGATAAACTCTTGAAAAGACAAATTGACATGTCAAGTTTAGATGGTGCTACATTAACACCTAACGGCCAATTCTTCCGTACAGACATACAAGGTTTCTTACCTAAGATGATGGTTGAAATGTATGATGACCGCAAGAAATTTAAAAAGATGATGTTGCAAGCGCAACAGGAGTATGAAAATGAAAAAGATGAATCCAAAAAGTACGACATTGAAAAACGAGTTGCCAGATACAACAACCTCCAACTCGCAAAGAAAGTATCCCTTAACTCTGCCTACGGTGCTTTGGGAAGTCAGTATTTTAGGTTTTATGACCTACGCATGGCTTTGGGAGTCACTACGGCAGGCCAGCTTTCCATCAGATGGATTGAAGCGAAAATCAACCAATACATGAACAAACTTCTCGGTACAGAGAATGATTATGTCATTGCTTCTGATACCGATTCTATCTATCTCCGTATGAGTGAGTTGATGGACAAGTTTGTTAAAGACCAAACAGATAAACAGAAAGTCATTTCTGTCATGGATAAAATCTGTGAAGAAAAGATTCAACCATACATCGACAAATCATACCAAGAGTTGGCTGATTATGTCCACGCATATGCACAGAAGATGCAAATGAAGCGTGAAGGTCTTTCTGACAAAGGTGTATGGACTGCCAAGAAACGTTATATTCTAAATGTGTATAACAACGAAGGTGTTCAGTATGCTGAACCTCACATGAAAGTGATGGGTTTGGAAATGATTAAGTCTTCCACACCATCTGCTATCCGTGAGAAGATGAAGGCTGCCATCAAGTTGATGATGACCGGTACAGAACAACAAGTACAAGACTTTATTGCCAACTTCAGGAAAGAATTTAGAACATTGCCTGCGGAAGAAATATCTTTTCCACGTGGTCTTAATGGGCTAAATACTTATTCCGATCCAGTAATGTTGTTCAAAAAAGGAACACCCATTCATGTTCGTGGTGCAATCGTATACAACCACAATCTAAAACAGTTGGGATTGACTAAGAAATACCCACTTATTCAAGAGGGTGAGAAACTTAAATTTACCTATCTGAAAATGCCAAATCATTTTAAGAATGATGTTGTTTCTTTCCCTGGTAGAATACCTAAAGAGTTTGAGCTTGACAACTATATTGATTATGATGTACAATTCGACAAAGCATTTCTGGAACCAATTGGTGTTATTTTAAAGTGTATGAATTGGTCTGCGGAAAAAACTAATTCTTTAGAGGACTTTTTCGGATGATATTTTTAACTCTATTAACAGCGATAGCATTATCTGCCGTTGCTGGTTATTATTCTGTTATTGGTTTAGCGGAAATCTTTCCAGGTTCTTTCTGGCCAGTTATCATTATGGGTTCAACACTTGAAGTGGCTAAACTTGTAACTGTATCTTGGTTGTATAGAAACTGGAAAGAATGTCCAATACTAATCAAATCATACTTGTCGGTTGCTGTAACGATTTTGATGTTGATTACTTCCATGGGTATCTTTGGTTTCTTATCAAAGGCTCATCTGGAACATTCATCAGATAATGCACCACTTGTGGATAAGATTGCATTACTAGATGAGAGAATTAAAACGGAGAAAGAAAATGTCGAGGCAAACCGCAAGGCAATTAAACAGTATGATGAGGTTGTGGACCAAACGATGGGTCGCTCAACTGATGAAAAGGGTGCCGCAACAGCGCAAGCAATACGCCGTTCCCAACAGAAAGATAGGACTAGAATACTACAAGAAATTCAACAGTCGCAAACCGCCATTGCCAAATACTCCGAGGAACGTGCGCCTCTATCTACAGAGCTTAAAAAGGTTGAAGCGGATATCGGGCCAATCAAATACATTGCAGCCTTGGCGTATGGTACAGAGGCTTCTACAGATATTATCGACAAAGCGGTAAGACTTGTTATTCTGTTGATTATTATTGTATTTGATCCATTGGCTATTTTATTGGTGATTGCATACAACATGTCGATAGGTAAAAATGAAAAAATTGTAAGTGTTAAACAGGTAGTAGAACCAGCACCTGTAAGTATTAACGATTTTGTGCCCCAACCACAAGAATACATTCCTGAACCAGAACCGATTGATCCGTATGCATACTTAAAGAAACCATTTAAACACTTTGAGAATTTGAAACCAATGGTTGCACCGATGGATAAACCTATTGAACAACCAAAACAAGAAACTGTAGAAATCAAAAAAGATAACATGATTGTAATTGATGATGTAACAGGTGAAACAATACCACCAATTACACATGAAAAAGTTGAAGTTCATGTGGCACCAGGAATGCATGAAGAACATCATGTACCTGTCAAAACACTTGAACCTAAGTATGATTATGAAGAACCTTATTCGTTCAAAGAAAAAGAAGTTCGTGATGCTGGTAAATTTTAAAGGATGAAATATGAGTATATTAGATAAAATTAAAAAGAATAGTAGTATCAAAGATTCTGCTATCTTGGCTAAATCAAAATTCTTCAATGAGAAGGATATGATTCCAACCGCAGTGCCAATTATTAACGTGGCACTTTCTGGTAAATTAGACGGTGGTCTAACACCAGGTCTTACAATGTGGGCAGGTCCATCCAAACACTTTAAGACAGCATTTTCCTTATTGATGGCCAAATCTTACTTGGACAAATATGAAGATGCAGCACTATTATTCTACGATTCGGAGTTTGGTACTCCGCAGTCTTACTTTGATTCTTTTGGCATTGACACTAACAGGGTGCTCCATACTCCTCTTACAGATATTGAACAACTCAAATTCGATGTGATGGCTCAGTTGACACAATTGGAACGTGGTGATAAATTGATTATCGTCATTGATTCAATCGGTAACTTGGCATCAAAGAAAGAAGTTGAGGATGCACTGGCAGAAAAGTCAGTTGCTGATATGTCACGTGCAAAACAAGTTAAGAGTTTATTCCGTATGGTAACACCACACTTGTCTTTGAAAGACATTCCAATGATTGTTGTTAATCATACATACAAAGAGATTGGTATGTTCCCGAAAGATATCGTTGGTGGTGGTACAGGTTCATATTATTCGGCTGACAACATCTTTATCATCGGTCGCCAACAAGAAAAAGATGGCACAGAAGTTACCGGTTACAATTTCATAATTAACGTAGAGAAAAGTAGATATGTCAAAGAAAAATCTAAGATACCTGTTAGCGTATCTTTTGACGGTGGTATCAGCACTTGGTCTGGTTTGTTGGACCTTGCTTTGGAATCCAAGCATGTGGTTAAACCAAAAAATGGTTGGTATCAACGTGTTGACGCTGATGGCGTGATTGAAGAAAAGAATTACCGTGAGAAGGACACCGACACCAAGGAGTTCTGGATGCCTATTCTTAAACAGAAATCATTCCGTGATTTCATTGAGAACAAATACCGTGTGGCAGCCGGAGAAATTATGACAAGCAATGTCGATGAAACATTTGATATTGAAACTATGAATGGTGCATAATGACTGAAGGAATAGATTACTGCTTCATCTATCCAAAGGATGATAAAACAGCAGTCAACATTAAATTTTTGGAAGGTCCTTACAAAGATACCATCTTCAAATATGGTAAAGTTAAATTTAAGGAAGAAAACGAACAGGTCTATTTACTTTTTGCTTATGATGTGTTAGAATCACCAGTCAAGAAGCCAGCCAAGCTGGAAAAAGATAGTGACTTTAAAAACTACATTGGTGACTTATTGGTGGAAATAATGTCATCTAACATGGAACAGGAAGTGATTGATGAGACTGGAACAGACGATACTAAAGAATTTAATTTACAATGAAGAATACCTACGTAAGGTACTCCCGTTCATCAAAGAGGATTACTTCCCGGATAGGACCGACAGAGCAATCTTCATTGAAATTTCCAAGTTCACAGAATCTTACAATTCTCCACCAACGATTGAAGCACTTGAATTGGCCGTCAAAGAGAGGCGAAATCTCACAGATGATGAAGTGGAGAAGTGCGAGACTAGTCTACAAGAGATTGTTAAATCTAAAGAAGAAATCTCCAAGATTGACTGGCTGGTTGATAAGACCGAGAAATTCTGCCAAGAGAAGGCCATATACAATGCTGTATTGGGGTCTATTTCCATCCTTGACGGAAAAGACAAGACCCAAGATAAAGGGTCGATACCTAAATTACTTTCCGATGCGCTAGCAATTTCTTTTGATAGTTCAGTCGGCCACGATTACTTGGAAAACTCCGATGAACGATATGAATTCTACCACAGACATGAAGAAAGAATTCCTTTTGACCTAGAATTCTTCAACAAGATTACAAAAGGTGGTTTACCTAACAAGACACTTAACATTGCTCTTGCCGGTACTGGTGTTGGTAAATCATTGTTCATGTGTCACGTAGCCGCAGGTGCTATGGTGCAAGGCAAAAATGTTCTTTATATCACCATGGAAATGAGTGAAGAAAAGATTGCTGAACGTATTGATGCCAACTTGCTGAATGTTACAGTAGATGACCTTGTAAATTTACCGAAAGATATGTATGATAAAAAGATTGAAAGACTCCGTGAAAAGACTGTTGGAAAACTTATCATTAAAGAATATCCAACAGCGTCTGCAAGTAGCGTACACTTTCGTACCCTACTCAATGAACTCAATCTTAAAAAGTCTTTTGTTCCTGATATTATTTTTATCGACTATCTCAATATATGTTGTAGTGCAAGAATCAAGGCCGGAGCCAACGTTAATTCGTATACATACGTCAAGGCCATTGCCGAAGAACTGCGAGGTTTGGCAGTTGAGTTCGGAGTACCAATTGTATCTGCAACCCAAACCACAAGATCCGGTTTTTCGAGTTCAGACCCCGGACTTGAAGACACCTCTGAGTCTTTTGGTTTGCCCGCTACAGCTGACTTGATGTTTGCTCTTATTTCTTCCGAGGAACTAGAAGAAATGGGACAGATTATGGTGAAACAGTTGAAGAATCGTTATAATGATCCAACATATTTCAAACGTTTTACCTTGGGTATTGATAGGTCAAAGATGAGACTATTTGATGTTGAACAATCAGGTCAAGATGGTATTACAGATTCTGGCCAAGATAAACCACTCAACACATTTGGTAACAGAGAGAAACCACAGAAGAAATCATTTGATGGATTTAAAGTATGAAATTAGAATTTAATGATGCAGTACATTGTGCCAAAGTATTTGAAGATTACTTTGGTAACTTTGACCGTATTGATGAGTACATGCGTGACCAGAAGTTGAATTCTCTGGCTGAACTTCCAACCAATCCATTGTTTCCAATTGAAGATGAGTTGTTTCAAGACTTCACAATGAAACCAGAAGATATGGATTTTGAAGTTGTTGAGATTGATACTGAAACGTGGACTAATCTATTGAACATCACTTCATCACATGTGAATATTCCACCAGTTGGTCGTAATGTCAAAGTGGCAGTGCGTGAGAAGAACACAGGAAAGTACGTAGGTTTCATCCGTCTTGGTTCACCTGTAATCAACTGTAAACCTCGTAATGAATTGCTTGGACAAGTGTTTACACAAAAACCTGAGTGGGGTAAACGATTCAACAACTCTGCAATGATGGGTTTTGTTATCGTACCGGCACAACCATTTGGTTACAATTATCTTGGTGGAAAACTTCTGGCTGCAATCTGTACATCACATGAAGTGCGTGAGATTGTGAATAAGAAGTATGGTATGAATTTATGTTTGTTTGAGACTACCAGTTTGTATGGTAGTTCTAAGACTGTATCTCAATATGATGGTATGAAACCATATATCAGATATAAAGGTCTGACCGATTCTGATTTCTTGCCTATGATGCATGGTAAACCATATTCAGACCTACGTGATTTCGTGCAAGATAAAGTCGGACCTTTGGTTGAAGATGATGCTTCTAGTAAGAAACTAAAAATCTCCATGAAGATTATCTCACTCACTAAGGCTGCACTTAAAGGTACACCTGAAGCGGATACATTCTTAGCAACGATTGAGAAGGCAAAGGGGTTGACAGAACAAAAAAGATATTACATTAGTGACTATGGTTTCAGTAACATGGTCGACTATGTAAATTGTAAGACGGACGTGCTTATTCCTGGTGAAAACTATGAGAAACACAATCTGGTAAACTTGATTGAATGGTGGAGAAAAAAGGCTTGTAATCGGTATGAAACATTGTATAATGAGAAACGGTTAAAAACCGAACTAGAGATTTGGACTTCTGGAAAGGAGATCCAAATTATAAGATAAATACTTTTTTTGAAGGTGTTAAATGGCTTATACTTTTTTTCCAAAGACTGCAACTGAAATCAAGCAAACTTTAAAAGGTGATAAAGCAAAGATTGATGAAATTATCAATGTCTTTGCTTATTTGAAATCAAAATTTCCAAAAGTCGAAACTCCAATTAATGTTGATCCTGCAGCAATTGCTAAGATTAATGTTACAAGAGATTTACAAACTGATATTGACCTTGCAAAATTAAAAAGAGAAGCCAAAGTTACAAAAATTACCATGAAATATGGTTCTGGATCATCTGGCGGCCGAGGTGTACAGAACAAAGGTAATGCATATGAAGGACAACTTGCAGACGCACTAAGACAATGGTGGAACGGTGAAAAGATAACTGATCCAAAATTGTTGCAAGCAGTAGATGATATCGTTAAACTCCATGATTTAAAAAAATGTAAAAGTTTGGAAGTCAAAGAGGTTGGCGAACTCAATAACAAAAGACCATTCATATTTTCACCACAAGTTCTTATTTCATCAAAAATTCCTGTAAGCGATAACAATCTGGGGCCCGTTGTTACCGATATTACACTAATCTGTGATGGTAAAAAAGAAATATACTTGAGTTTGAAAACCGGTGGTACAGTTACGTTTTTCAATTCCGGTGTTCGTACGGTTCTTTCACCTACTGAAATTAAATCTGGCAGAATTACAAACAAAGATGGTTTGAAAATTCTTAACATGTTTAATATCAATGATGCATTATTTTGTGACATTTATAATGGTAAACTTAAACAAGGTTATGTTGAGGATGTTTGGAAAACAATGTCATCAAAACAAAAAAGTGAATTAAAAAACTTTTTGATTTCTGGTGTTGGCCACGGTTATACCATTGTGCATAAACTGACAGGTAAAACTGAAGTGTATGAAATTGATAAGAAATACATGGTAGA